AAGGTGTCCAAGGTGGCCAAGGTAAGCAATTGGCCACCTTCGATTGGCCGAAGAATCTCCCGGTCGCGGAGAGTACCGGACCCGGTTACGACTGCGCCGTTTGCGGTGTGCCGATCCGCTACGCGCTCAAAGGTCACCCGCTGCTGTGCCCGAAGCACCGCGACATGCTGATTCTCGACAGCCTCACGGCGGATTAGGGGGACGTGATGGGCGAATGGATCGGGGGCGGCGCACTGGGGATCGTGTTTGTGGCGGTGCTGGTGCTGGCCAGGAGTCGTGAGGCGCGGGAGATCGCCGTTGATGCCTTGCGGGACGGCGTGCCGCTCTGCCTCTTCTGGCTGGGGCTGCGCCTGATGAGTCGCAAGACGCGCCGCAGCACCATCTACAGCATCCAGCGGCGGCACACACTCAGGGGGATACCAGATGCGTATATCGACAATCCGGCGTGAAGGAGGGCGCGGCGAGTTGGACGCATGGCGGCACGACGACGCGGTGCGGCGGGCGGCACCCGCGCGGCAGACGGCCCAGGCGGTGGCGCAGGCCGAGGCGTTGCCCGCGCCGAGCGTGCGGCTGCTGACCGGGACGGAGGGGTAGCCATGCTCGCCACCAACGCGGTCCACATCGGCGACGCGCGGGAACTGGCCGCGCAGCTCGCCCCGCAGAGCGTCAACGCGGTGATCACATCGCCGCCATACTTCGGGCTGAGGTCATACCTCGCCAGCGACCACCCCGACAAGGCGCGGGAGATGGGCAGCGAGACGACGCCGGACGAGTTCGTGGCGGCACTGGTGGGGCTGTTCGCCGCGCTGCGCCCCGCGCTCAGGGATGACGGAACGGTGTGGCTGAACCTGGGGGATAGCTATGCGACGACGCCTGCCGGGAAGGTGGGGACCGACCCCTGTGCCACCACCACACTCGGCGGCGGATTGCGTAACGCACGTGCGGCAAATAGCACCGCCGCCCACCGTCGGCTTTCCTACGGCATTCCCGAAAAGAATCTGATCGGTATTCCGTGGCGCGTGGCGTTCGCCCTGCAAGCCAACGGGTGGATACTTCGTAGCGATTGCATCTGGCACAAGCCGAATCCCATGCCCGAGAGCGTGACCGACCGCCCGACGCGCAGCCACGAGTACCTGTTCCTGCTGTCGAAGGGGCCGAGGTACTTCTACGACGCGGCAGCCATCGCGGAGCCGTGCGTGGCGGGTTACAACGGCTCATCGTTCACCACTGGCAAGACGGCTGCGCCGCGCGCCAATGTCGGTCAAGGGCCGCGCAACGATGGCGAAACGCGCAATAAACGGTCGGTCTGGTCAGTGCCTACCGCACAATTTTCCGACGCCCACTTCGCGACCTTCCCGCCCGAACTGGTGCGCCCCTGCATCCGCGCCGGGTGCCCGGTCGGCGGCACCGTCTTAGACCCGTTCATGGGCAGCGGCACCACCGCAATGGTGGCGGTCGAAGAGGGGCGCAACTGGGTGGGGTTCGACCTTGACGAGCGGGCTATCGGCTGGACTGAGGGCAGGCTGCGGGCGTTGCCGGTGCGGTCGCTGTTCGCCGAGGTATCGGCATGACGCGCCCGCCCCCGGCCCACGGGCACCGGGCGGCTGGCGCAGGGGGGTAGCATGGGGCGTACAGGGCGTGAGATGGCGCAGGAAGCGCGGGAGGGGGCGCAGGGCGCACCGACACCCTACGCCACCGTGGAGGCCGTCAGGGCGCGCTACAGGGCGGGGTACACGCTGCCCGCCGACCTCGGCCAACTTCGCACGGACCTGGACGCGCTGCTCGATCTGGCCGAGGCGGCGGTGGACATCCTGGCGCAGGTTGAAGGCTGGTGCGACGAGTGCGCCAGCGGGGAGATCGGGGCCGACTTCGCGGTCACGGAGATCGCGCCGCTGGTCAAGGGATGGGGGGAGATGTGAGCGCGCAGGCGTGGCGCGAGGCCGAGGCGAAGGCGACGACCGAGGCGCAGTTTCAGCGCGCGTTGGTCGCCACCGCCCGCGACTACGGGTATGCGCTGGTCTATCACACCAAGTTCTCGCTCGGCTCCGACCCTGGTTTCCCCGATTTGATCCTGGTCAGGGAGGAGCGGGACGGTACGGCGCGGTGTGTCGTGGTCGAATGCAAGCGGGTTGGCAAGCACCCCACGGCGCGACAGCAGGAATGGCTCGACGCGCTGGGCAAGGTGGCCGGGGTGGAAGCTTTCTGTTGGCGTCCCGATGACTGGGATACGATCCACGCCGTGCTGTCGCGCGGGTGGATGGAGGGCTGAGGCGATGGACGACGACGAAGGGCAGTCCCCCACCTGCGATCACTGCGGCGGCGATACCCGCTGGGAGGATTGTTGGCAGTGCGGCGGCGAGGGTGGGGAGTACCCGCACGACTATAGCCCCATCGAATACGACGCCGACGAGTTCCACGTCTGCGACATCTGCGAGGGGGCGGGCGGCTATCACGTCTGCGCCAACAGCCGCGAGTGGTGCGAGTCGCACCCGCTGGTGGCGGTGAAGGAGGGCTGAGGCGATGGCGGTGTACAGGCGCGATGCGAACGGGCGGCGGGTAGCGGTGCTCCCCTCCCACGACCCCGACGAGATGGACGAGGCGTTGGCGCGGGAACTCGCCTATGAGCGCGCGAAGGACGCGATAATCGAGGCGGCGCGGAAGGTGTGGGGCAACGTGGATGCCGTTGCAGGCGAGGAGTATCTGGTAGAGCTACGGGATGCCCTTGCAGCCTACGACGCCGCACAGGCCGCCATGCAGGCCGATTGGGCAGAGGGTGGGGTGTGACGATGGCGGTGCGAGGAGGCCACGCGATGAGCGCACACTATCGGGTCGATGTGCTGCGGTGGAATGGCGAGGACGAGGTGTGGGAGGCGGTCGTCTACGAGACGAGCCAGCACCAGGCCAAAGCCAACGCCCTGGACCGCGTGATCATCTACAGCGGCGTGCGGGTGGTCGCGGTCGATGCGACGGGCGGCGAGACGATCCTGTGGGAGGAGGCCACGCGATGAGCGAACACGCAATGCTGATCGGCGCGATCGGTTTCCTGTGCGGCGTCCTCTACGTGCGTGCGGTGTACGACGACGAGATCGCGCAGCGTCATTTGCGGGCGGAACTCTATCTCGCCGCGCTGTGGCTGAGCGATCACGGTCAAGGCGAGTTCAGCGAGTTTGCCCTGGCGAAGCAGGCGCGGGATTTTGGGCGCAAGCGGTGGATCGCGCCATTCGGTTCGGTCCATAACGCGACCGATCAACTGGTGCATGAAGGTTTGTTGGCGGTGCGGCGAGATGGTGCGTTGGGTCGCCGGTATCGCGTGGCCGATAAGGCGTTGGTGACGGAGGCCACACGATGAGCGAGCAGGACGAACGGCTGGCGGCACTGGAAGCGGAGAATGCCACCCTCCGCGTCATCGCCCGCGACCTGCATTGGCAGGCGCGCAGGTACATGGACGGGCGACGCACCGGGGCCAAGCAGTTCAACGGCCACACCCGCACCCTGCTGTCGCTGGGGGTGCCGCTCAACCCGACCGGCGACGGAACGATCTGGGCGCGGGACCGCGATGGCCGCGCCTACGACGGACTGACCGACGAGGAGGCCGCGCAGGGGCGACCGCTCCCCGAGAACGCGGCGGCGTGGCGCGACGAGGAAGTGGCCCAACTGCGGGCCGAGATCAACGCGTTGAAGGGAGAGTGAGGCGATGTGGACACTGTTCTGGGACATGCATAGCGGCGGCGGCACGAAAGAGGAGCCTTACGAAAAAATCTACATCGAGGCCCCGGAGGATGAGGCGCGGGTCGTGTTCTACTGCCGTTTCGGTCATAACCCGGCGCGCGTCACCTGCACCTGCTGTGCCGAGGATTACAGCGTTTACGAGGAAGCAACGCTCGAACAGGCCACCGGGTTCCACCGCAATTGCGCATGGGATGATGCCACCGGCCAGTACATCGAGCAACAGGATACGCGCTGGCGCAGCAGCGGTCGCTATCTCCCGCTGGATGAATACCTCATGCAGCCCGACGTGCTGGTGATTCGTGCCGATGAGATCAAGGAGGATGAACGCTACGGAGAGGTGCCGCAGCAAGGGTATGTGTGGATGGAGGGGTGAGGCAATGGCTGACGAGCGGATTGTCAAGGTCGGATGGGACGACGTTGGCGCGACCCTTGACGCGGGTAAGACGCCGTGGGTGGACTTCAACTGCGGGCTGTGCAAGCAGCGCGTGGCCGAGGAGTTCCACAGCGTCACGTTCACCACCTATCACCGCGTGGCCGAGGAGGAGGTCGTCGCCCTCCGCGCCGCGCTTGACGCCGCACATGCCCGCACAGCGCGTCTCAGCGGGTTGCTCGCCGCGCTGGTGGCGGTGGAGCCGCAAGGATACAGCGACTGCGATACGCCCTACTGCGTCTACTGCGATGGCGAATGGGGTCAATGGTCCGATGGCAGGTGGGGGGTGGCACACGACCCCGCCTGCCCCTGGCTGGCAGCGCGAGCAGCGTTGAGGGAGGGGTGAGGCGATGGCAAATCCACACAGGACCGAGCCGCGCAATAGGCGTGTTGATGAGTTGGCCGATCTGATCCGCGATGCCAGCAACGATTTGATGGACTGGAATTACAGCAGCGACCCGCACCGCATCGAACTGTACATCGACACCGCGCATAAGTTGGTGGCATGGGCGGCTGAGTTACGTGACGAGGTGCGGCGGTGGAGCGAGAGCGGCAAGGCAGAGGTGGGCTATGAAGGAGGGGTGAGGCGATGAGGATACTGGTTACGGGCAGCAGGAATTGGACGGACGACGACATTATTGGCACCGCCCTCCACCAATTCCGGTGGGGGCAGGAAGGCCCCATCACCATCGTCCACGGCGGGGCTGGTGGGGCAGACAGCATTGCCGACTGTTGGGCGCGGTCACTTGGCTACACCGTGGAAGTCCACAAGCCCGATTACAAAGCCTACCCCGGCCACCTTGCCCCGCTGAAGCGCAACGACGCCATGCTGGATAGCGGCATCGATTTGGTGCTGGCGTTCCTGTTGGGGACGCCGGAGCGGGGCGGAACCAAATACACCATCGACGGCGCGAAGCGGCGCGGGCTGCGGGTCGTCATCTACAACTGGCCGGGCGATCCCGATTTCGTGCCGGAAGGCAAGATGCGGATAGTGACGATGGGCTGAGGACGGAGGACTCGAACCCCCTCGCGCGGGTTGGGACCGCGCGCGCCCGACAACATGCCCCAATGTGACGCCGGAGCCCCCAGCAGGCATCGAACCCGCGACATCCTGCTTACAAGGCAGGCGCTCTGCCAAACTGAGCTATGGGGGCGTGGCATAGGCAAGTGGTCGGCGATGGGGCATCACATCAAGATAACCATCGCCTGTCGGCCCATGCTGGCAGCAGGCCGGGGACTTGAACCCCGCACTCCGCAAATCACAATGCGGTGTGTTCCCGACAACACCCGCCTGCTCGCTCGGCCCCTGGCGGGACTGGGTACCCGCGACCTGTGGCTTATAAGCCACTGCTCTACGCGCGCTACTGAGCTACAAGGGCCTCGCGCTCGGGCAATTGTACCGCACCCCGCCCCGCCGTACGAGGGCTAGCGCGTGGTCGCCACATCCGCCGCCGAGGGGCGCACGAAGTACGCCACCGTGCTCCCCACCAGCGTCACCGCCAGCGCGCTAATCTCGCCCGGTATCGGCTCGGGCAGCACGTAGTGATTCAGTATCCACACCAGCAACGTCGTCGCGCTCATCGCCAGCGACGACGCCGTGACCTTCTGGCTCGGTGCCGCTGTCGCCATCTGCATCTCCGCCCCCCCCTTAGAACCTGTGCCCGGTCGGCACCCGCACATCCTCGTTGTCCGCCCCGTTACCCCGGTAGCACGACAGGTAGACGACCAACTCGCCATCCTCGTCGTCCGCCGCGATGGTCTCCACCCGCCCGCCCGCCTCCCACTCGCCCACCTTCACGCGGAAGCCGACGCCGGCCGATTCCTTGCGGATCAGCAACTCCTTCGTCTTCCGGTCGTAGCCGACGCGGACGCCGTGGACCACCGCCAGCATGTTGCAGTTGAGCGAACCTCGCCCTGCCCTGGAACCCGCCATGCTCCCCTCCGAAATGCCCCTGTGGCCCGCCGTGGTGGCCGCTGCGGGGCGATAGCCGTCTACGCGGCTCCCACTGGCTCCCAATCGGTGTAGCCCCGCTGGTGGTGCCACGTCTTCCGGTAGTATTTCCCCTCCACCGAGTTGAAGTAGACGACCTCGCGCTCCACGACGATCCCCTCGCCGTCCGGCCAGAGGAACGTATCGGGCTGGCCCACGTTCAGCCACCCCTCGGGCCGTTGGGGTGGTGTCGGCTTCGTCTGCGCCTCCGGTGTCGCCGGGGGCAGCCCGACGAACGCGGCGATGGCCTCCGCCGTCGCCCTGGCCGCCCCGTTCAGGAATGCCTCGGTGCGGTGCGCCGCGCGCTCGGTCGGGTTGGTGTGCGCCCCGTACTCCACCAGCACCCGCGTCGTCGTCCCCTTGATCGGCTCCGTCGCGCGGAACACCCCCAGCCGCGACCCGCCCAGCCCCACCCCCGTGCGCCGCTCGCTCATCACCCCGTTCCCGTACTTCGGGAACCCGGTCGCGCGGCAGACCCGCTCCACGATGGCCGGGATCAGGCGGTCGCGCGCGTCGGTGTCCTCGTCCCCCGTCCAGTCGGGGAAGATGCCGAACACCCCGCGCACGCTCGGATTCGCCACCCCCTGCGTGTGCGTCTCCAGCAGCACATCCGGCACCCAGCCCTCGCGCGCCCAGCGCACCGCCACCGCCGCCGCCGCGTCGAGCGCGCCGGGGTAATCCCCGTCGCCGGGGATGCTGTCGGCGTCCGCGCCGTCCGGGGTGATGACGCGCACCTCGCAGCCGAGCGCGACCAGCGCGGGGCCGATGCGCTCCACCAGTTCCCCGGTGGTGACATACTCGTACTCGTTCCCGCCGCTCGTGTTGTGGTGTCCGGCGAGCAAGGCAATCTTGGGCATGGTCGGTCCTTTCGTTGCACTGGGGGCGTCTGGTGAGGCGTAGCGGGCGATCTGGGCCAGCACCACCCGGATATAGTTCTCGGTGTCGTTCTCCGATTTGGGTGCCCAGACCGGGACGATCTGCCGCACCGTCAGCAGCCCCTTGTAGGGCGCGTGGTCGAAGTGCCGCGCCACCGTACTCACACCGCCATCGGCCCAGTTGGCGTAGTCGGTGAACCGCCCGATCACGCCGATCCCCGGCACCCCGAACGAGGGCTCGGTCGTGTTGCCCCAACTCTGCGTCAGCGCTGCCTTGCCCTCGCGCCCGAACTTCGACTCGATCCAGAACATGCCGAGCAGGTAGGCGGGCGAGAGGCGACGGGCGAGGCAGTAGCTATAAACGGCCCGTGCCTCGCCCACGGGAACGGGGCTATTCCCGTCGCGCAGCGCGGCCAGGAACGCGGCCTCGGTCATGTCGGGGGCAACGCCCTTGACGCGGTAATCGGTCATATCGTCACCCTGAACGCCCACAATTCCGGCGTCATCCTGCGTTCCTCCTGCAACTGGGCGATTACCTCCCGCGCCTGCCGCTGCCCTTCCTCAATGCGGGTGCGACCTTCGGGTGAGTTGATCCACGCCGCCGCTTTCGCCGCCCACGCCTCGGGCGTCAGGTCGGGCGTGGGGGTGAAGATGCTGGTGGTGGGGGTGGGCATTAGTCGGTCCCTAGCGCGATGATGTACTCGGCCAATGCGCGGGCTTCGGGCTTTGCAAGCACACAGAATGCGGTCCCGGTAAACCTCCCCTTGCCCTCCTTCACGTACTCCTCATCGGTCAGGAACGCTATCTCGCCATCCTTTGTGCGCCAGATGGTAATCTGCGCCGGTTCACCCTTGGAATCGCCCTCATAGCGCCGCTCGGTGGTCACGCCTTTTGGCATCACTCCCCCTCCCGCCACAGCCGTCGCGCCAACGCCCGCCGTGTCGCCCGTCGCGCCTGACGCTTGCCGAAGGCGTTGTCTTGCCAGTGTCCCCAGCGTGTGAACAGCGCACGCGATGCCCGCACGCACAACGGTCGCGCCATCAGCAGCCCTCCCGCGCTTCCCGCTCGGCCAACGCCGTCACCTGTTCCAGCACCCGCCAGTCCCAGATCGTCGCCGCCATCCACCCGATCCAGATCGCCGCGAACACCGCCGTCCCCGGCACCGCGTACCCGTCCAGCGGTCGCCGCGCCTGCGCCCACGCCACCGCCGTCGCGATCAGCCCCACCCCCAGCAGCCCCAGCGCCAGATTCGTCGCGATGTGGATCGCCGCCCACCGTACGTTCCGCCGCGCCATCAGCACCACCGACCCCCGCGCCCCGCCCTCACTCGCCCGCCGCAACGCCGCCCGCGACCGCAGCCACCGCGCCACGAACACGTTGCCCGCCACCCCCGTCGCCGCCACGCACAGCACGTTGAGCGCGATCCAGGCGGCTATCGCCGTCGTCATGGTCCCTCCCCGTCGCGGTCCCGCCCGGTGGCGGGCGGGCACCCCCGCCCCCCCACCAGCGCATCGACCTCGGTCTCCAGCACGTCGAGGTAGCGGCGCACGTCGCGCAACTCCTCCCCGTGCCGCGCGTGGATGGCGGGCGAGGCGCGCGGCACCGGCGGCGCGAACCCCGCCAGCCCCCGCTCCCGCAGCCAGTCGCGCAATTGGGCGAACATCAGTCCCCCCGTGGCGGCTGGCCGAACCGCTGGATCAGGGTTTCCGCCGCCCCGCTGGCGCGGAAATACGCCTCCCGCCATGCATCACGCTCCCGCCGCAGTTCTTCTTTCTCGCGCCGCTCGTCCGCGATGTCGCGGTCGTACTCGCGCTTCCAGACGAACCGGCCCTGCATCGAGGCGACGATGATCAACGCCAACGCCGCCGTGAGCCCGCCCGTGCGGACGAACTCCCACACTTCCACCAGCGTCACGAGAAACAATCCCCCGCGTCGCTCGTTTCATCCACAACCGGACCTCCTTCTCCGAGGCTCGGCCAGCCGTCCCGGTTGCTCCAACAGCCGGGGCGGCGATGCCCACCCTAGGGGTTCCACTCGGCGGTGATCGTGTCATCGGTCGAGTTGCAGTTGGTGAGGAACGCCCCGAGCGCCGTCACCGTGACTTGCAGGGTGTAGCCGGAGACCATCGGCCCGCTCGCGCTCGGCTGGCCGCAGTTGGTGGTGTTCCAGGTGCCGTTCTTGGTCATCGTCGGCGTGCCGCCCTTCGGCACCGCGAACGGCACGAATTGGAATGCGCCGCTGGCCGCCGCGCCATAGCCGCCGAACGTCATCGCCCCGCTCACCCCGCCATGCACCTCGTAGTACCGCTGGCAGCGCGCCAAATCCTCCTGCGGCGTCAGCGGCTGATAGGGCGCGGCGGCCGGCCCGACCACCAACATCGCGTTGTCGAAGTACACGGTCATGCTCGCGCCGAGTTCGAGCCGCACTTCGACGTAGGTCGCGGCCGCATCGATCTCCTCGGTGACGGTGATCAGGGTCCAGGTGTTGGCCGGGCAATTGGGGTACGAGGAACTGCCCCCGCCGCTGTCGTAGATGCCGACGCCGATCGTCCCGTTCTGGGCGGTCGTTGGCCGCACCAGGATCGAGAGCGAGAGCGTTTTCCCGCGCAGTTGGTAGTAGTCCTCGATGCGCTGCTTGATCAGGCTCGCGCTGCTGTGCGTGTAGACCGCTTTGAGGCTATACCGACTGTTCTCGGCGACGACCGAGGAATCCTGCGTGACGCTGATCGTGCTGGCCCCGACGAGATCGATCTGGTAGCGATCCGGCCCATAGGCATTGTCGGCCGTGAACGGCCCCGCCCCGCGCTGGCAGTATTCCATCCCGCCATTGACCAGCAGGTTGCGGTGCGCCCCGGCCAACTGGTTGAGGTTGCCCATGATCTGGTCCTCCCAGATCGCGTTCGTCAGTGCCTGATCGACCCGCGCGACCACCGTGGTGAATGTTGCGTCTGCCATGCTGCCCCCACTAGTAGGTGATCAGGTCCGGACCGCCCACCAGGGACTGCCCGACGATGAACGGCTGCGTCGTCGTGTCGCGCTGCTCCAGGCTCCACGATCCCCGGTGAATCTGCCCCGACCAGTTGACCGCGTGCGTGATGCGCCGGATGTGGTAGTCGCCGCTCGTGCCCCCAAGGGCCTCCGTCACCGTCACCCGGTCGCCCAACTCGCGCGCCAGCAGTTGCGCGAACCCGTCCGCGCTGCCGTTGGAGAGGTCCAGATAGCGCACCGGCGCGACCGGATTCTGCCCTTTCAGCACGATGTGTCGCGCCAGTGCGAGGGCCTGCGTGTCCGTGGCGAGGTAGTCCGACTCGATGGCAGGGTAGTCCCGGTACATGCCCGCAGGCAGCGCGGGGCTGGTGCCGGTCGCGGTCTGGGGCGTGCCGCCCGTGCGCGTCACCGTGGCGCGGTTGCGAATCTGCGCGTAGTCCACCGCCGGGGCGATGGCCTGCATCGCCCCGGCGATGGCCCCCTGGCTGCTGGTGTAGGGGCTGCGGTTGGGGGCATAGCGGTCCCGATAGGTCAGCACCCCATCGGCGGCCACGAAAAACCACCCGCGCTCGGTCAGCAGGAGGTCGGCGATCACGTCCAACGCCGTCTGCTCGCCATCCGCCGCATAGTCGATGTCGTCGCCGTCATCGAGCGACACGTCGCCCGACACCGTGTACAGGCCCAATTCAAACAGGATGTCGCCGATGGCCGAGCCGGTGGTGTCGCCCGTCGCCTCCTGCGGCTTCGTCTCGTTGAGCATCACGAAGGCGTCCATGCAACTGATCCGCGCCTCCCACGCCCCGTACCCCGGATCGCTCTCGTGCCGCGTGGTGTAGCCGGTGAACAGCCAATAGACCGTGCTGGCATAGGTCACGCTCAGGCGCACCCGCCGCAGCGGGTAGGTGATGTACGGCTGTAACGGGCTGCTCGCGTTGACCGGGTTGAACCGCCCGGTCGTCTCCGCCAGCACCAGCTCGAGCGTCCCCGCGAGATGGCGCGTCAACTGCTCGTCCATCCCCCGCTCGATGGCAAACTCCTTGAGGTGGTCCGTCTCGTCGGTCCACGAGACCCCATCCCACATGATCTCCAACTGGTAGGTCGCGACGCCGAGCAGCCTGACCATGACGCACCCCTAGACGCTGTACCCGACCACCTTGTTTTGCCCCGCCGTGACGAGGTTTGCCAGCTTCTGGGTCACGATGCTGTCCCGCCCCAGCAGGATCGGATTGTTGACCGTGACATTGCTCGTCTTGCCCCCGCCGCCCCCGCCCGGCGCACCCGGCGCATAGGTCCAGCCCGCCCCGCCACCCGGTGCCGTCGCCCCCGCGCTGAGGCTCAACCCCTCCGCGAACAGCCGCGCCGCCGCCGCCATCTCGTCCCGGAACTTCTGCCCCTCGCCCTTGAGGCTCGTCGCCAGCGTCACGTTCTTGCGCGCCCATTCCAGCGCGGCGGTCAGCGCGTTCCACGCGCCCTCTAGCGCGGCCTTGGGGATACCCTCGTACTCGGCCATGTCCTCGAACGATTGCAGCCCGCCCTTGATGGCCGCGAACACCTCGCCCGCCCCATTCGCGAAGATCTGCGCCTCCCGCAACCCCTCGGTCCCGATGTTGGCCGCGATCTCGCGCGTCTTCTGGATCACGTAGGCGATGCCCAGCAGCAGGTTGTCGATGGCCTTGCTGCTGGGGATGGCGAGGTCTTTCATGCCGTTGAACAGGTCGGTCCCGGCCTTCGCGGCCCCCAACGCCTTCCCCGCGCTCTCGGCGAATGCCGCCAATTGCGGGACACCCTCGCTGTCCAGGGTGCCAGCCATCTCGTGGAAACGGCGGACGACGTACTTGATCCCTTCCATCAGCGCGTCGATGGCCTCGGCCGAAGGGATGACCAAATCCTTGAAGCCGAGGAACAGATCGGTCCCGGCCTTGGCCGCGCCCAACGCTTTCCCCGCCGCCTCGGAGAACGCGCCCATGTGCGCCACCCCCTCCGTGTCGAGGATGGTTGCCATCGCGGCGAAGCGACCGATCACGTAGCGGATACCTGCCAGGAAACGCTCGACCGCCGCCTCGCTCGGCGCGACCAGCGTGGCGATCGCCGCCAGCCCGTCCACGCCCGGTTTGAGGATGCCGACGACCTTCCCCGCGCTCTCCGCGAACGTCGCCGCGTGGCCGAGCGCGTCGGCCTCGAACCCGCCCGCCCACGTCCCGAACCGCTCCACCAGGTCGGCAATACTCGCCATGAACGCCGACACATCCGCCTCGGCGGGCGCGACGAACTTCGCCAGCCCCGTCAGCCCCTCGACCCCGCCCTTGAGGATGCCCGTCACCGTCCCCGCCGCCTCGGCGAACAGGGTGGAATGGGCGAGGCTGTCGGACTCGAACCCGGAAGCCCAGGTGCCGAATCGTTCCATCAGGTCGGCCAGCGTGACCATGAACGCCGACACGCGCCCCTCGACCGGGGCGACGAAATCATCAAGCGCGGCCAGCCCCGCAATCGCGCCCGCGATGGAACCCGTCACCGCGCCGACCGCCTCGGCGAACGCGGACGCCGAGGCCAGCGCGTCGGACTCGAACAGCCGCGCCGCGTCGGCGAAGTTGCGGACGAGCGAGGCGACCAGATGCGTGAACCAGCCCATCGCGCTGCCGTCCGGGCTGCTCTCGGCCCACGACGCCGAGGCCAACGCCTTGAGCCCCGCCAGCGCGCCGGACACCGCGCCGCCCACCTTGCCCGCCGTCTCGGCGAACGCGTTGGCCGACGCCAGCGCACCCTCGCCGAACGTCGCGGCGGCATCGGCGAAGTTCCGCACGAGGCTGGCGATCAGGTGGGTGAACCACGCCATCGCGTGCCCGTCCGGCGACGAACTCGCCCAGTCGGCCCGCGCCAACGCCTGCAACCCCCCGAGCGCATTGGCGACCGACCCGCCGACCTTCCCGGCGGCGTCGGCGAACGCGGACGCGGATTCGATGGCCCCCGACTCGAACCGCATCGCCGCCTCGGCGAAGTTCGCCACGAGGCTCGCGGCGAGGTGCGCGAACCACGCCAGCGCGTGCCCATCGGGCGAGGCGTTCGCCCAATCGGTCTTGCCCAGCAGCAGCAAGCCCTCGACCGCGTTCTTGATCGCCCCGCCGACTTTGCCCAGGGTGTCGGCGAACTTGTCGGTGTGCTCCAGTGCCTTCGCCTCGAACCGGCCGGCGACCGCCGACATGGTGCCGAGCATGGCGTCCACCATCTCGGCGAACCAGGCCAGTTGCTCGCCGCTAGGGGCGTCGCCGGACTTGAACCCTGCCAGGGCACGACTCGCCGCCAGTACGTCGGTAACAGCCTTCGCGACCGCGCTGGCGACCTCGGCGGCTTTCTTGGTCGCCTCTTGCTCCTTGTCGCCCATGCCCTTGACGAGACCGTTGATGATCTCGTTGCCGACGATGGCGAACTCTTTGGATGGCGACTTGATGCCGAGCACGCCCTTGGCCGCCGCCAAGGCGTCGTTGACGACGCTCGATGCGATGCCCGCCAGTTTGCCCGCGCCTGCGGAGAGTGCCCCGGCGATGCCGTTGATGATGGCGCTGCCAATTGCTGCCGCAGCGGGCGAGACGATCCCGGCGATCACGGCGAGTCCGCCGGTGATGATGGGGCCGAGGCTGCTGATCTTCTGGCGAATCTCCCCGATCTTCTCGCCCAACCCTTCGGCGATCTTCTGCCCAATCGCCGTACCCATCTTCCAGCCGAGGATGGGCAGGATGAAGGTCATGGTGAGAATCCAACTTGACACCGCGTTGCCGAATGCCGCGAGGTTGCTGCGGAGCGTTGCCTGCTGGTCTGCACCGAACCACTTGCCCACCTGCGTGCCGATCTGGGTGGAGAATTGCGCGAATGCGATGATCACGGCGGGGAACCATGCCACCATCACCAACGCCGTCTTGCCGAGGTCGGCCGTCAGTGCGGGCAGCACCTTCTGGCCGATGAAGTTGCCCATGATGTCGGCGATGGCCTCGGTCCCGGTGTCGGCGGCTTTGCTGGCGGTGTCCAGTGTGTTGTTGATGGCGGCGGTCCAGCCGGGCAAATCCGCCTCAATCTGCGGTATGGCGGTGTCCTGCACCCAATCGCTCATCGCGTTGGCGACGCCGATCACTTTGCCTTTGACGGTCGGCACAACGGTGTCGGTGATGTAGCCCCACAGCGCGGCCCCCCACTCGGGCAACTTCGCCTGCAAGAAGGGGATTGCCTGCTCGGTGACCCAGTTCCCGAGTGCGTTCGCCAGTGCCACGACTCGCCCCACCACGGTCGGCACGGCGGTGTTGGTGATCCAGTCCCAGAGTGCGGCCCCCCACTGCGGCAACTTCTCATTCAGGTAGGGCACCGCCGTGACGGTAATCCAGTCGGTCAGCGCGTTGGCAAGGCCCAGCACCCGTCCGGTCACCGTGGGCACCGCCGTGTTGGTGATCCAGTCCCAGAGTGCCGCGCCCCAGATCGGGAGGTTCGTCTGCAGATACGGGATCGCCGTCGCGGTGAGCCACCCACCGAGTGCGCCCGCCAGCAACCCTGCCGCCGTCGCCAATACCGGGAGTGCGGTAGTCGTCAGCCATGTGGTCAGCGTGCCGAGCCAGATGGGCAGGTTCGTTTGCAGGAACGGGATGGCCGTCGTCGTGACCCACGATCCGAACGCCTGCGCCAGTTTCAGCAGTTCCGCCCCGATGATCGGCAGCGCGGCCACGATCGCCGCGCCGATCCGCGCCAGATAGGGCGCGACCAGCGTCGCCGCGTCCGCCAGCAACGTGCGAATGTCCCCCAGCACCGTCGCGATCAGCGTCTTGACGCCGCCGATGAACTGCGCCAGCGTGATTTCGCCCGCTTGCAACCGCCGGAACGCGCCCACGAGCGCGGTCACGATCCCGGTCAGGTAGCCCCCGAACTGCTGCAAGACCGCGATCCCCGCCGTCAGCGCGCGCCCCAGCCCCGCCCCCAGCAGCGTCAGGAACGGCACCGCCGCCGACACCGCCCCGGCGAAGTTCAGGGCCAGCCCCTTCAGCGCGGGCGTCAGCCCCACGCCGAACGCGATCGTCGCCGTCTGCGCCGCGCCTTTCAGCGCCTCCAAACTGCCCCGCAGGTTGTCGTTGCGCTTCGCCCCCACCTCGGCCGCGCTCGCGCCGGTGGTGACTTCCTTGAGCCACTTGTTGATGCCCTCGGCCCCCTCGCCGTAGAGCACCGTCGCGGCGGTCAACGCCTCGTTGCCGAACAGCGTCGCCAACGCCGCCGCCCGCTGCTGGTCGGTCAGCCCCGCCATCCCGGACTGCAATTCCTCCGAGATGTCGGCCAGCCCGCGCATCTGCCCGTTGGCGTCGAAGAACTCCAACCCCAGATCGCGGATCACCTTCGCCGCCTCCTTCGACGGCTTGGCGAGGTTGACCAGCATCGAGCGCAGCGACGTGCCCGCCTGGCTGCTCTTGATGCCCTGGTTGCCCAGCGCGGCGATCGTCGCCGTCACCTCCTCGATGCTCAGGCCCATGCTATTGGCGATCGGCCCGACATACTTCATCGCCTCGGCGATGTCGTCGACCGAGATCGCCGAGGAGTTGGCCGCGCCCGCGAACAGGTCCGCCACGCGCGCCGCCTGATCCCCCTCCAAGCCGAAGTTGGCGAGCGCCATCGCGGCGATCTCGCTCGCCCGCGCCACGTCGATCCCGCCCGCCGACGCCAGCCGCAGCGCGCCGAGCGCGGCCCCGCCCACGATCTCATCGACCGTCAGGCCCGCCGCCGCCAACTCGCGCATCGCCAGCGCGGCCTCGGTCGCCCCCACGCCCGACAGCGTGGTGTCCTGCCCCAGTTGCAGCGCGGTATCGGAGAGGCGTTTGAGGTCGGCATCCGTCCCCCCGGCCACGGCGGCGACCGCGCTCATCGCGGACTCGAAGTCCATCGCCTGCCCGAGGGCCGCGCCGATCCCCGCCACCAGCCCCAGCCCCGCCGAGGCGACGCCCGCGATGCCCACGGCGGCGACCTTGCCGGCCGCGCCCATCCCGCCCAGTTCTTTCCCGAACCCGGCGAGTTGCTTGGACGCCATGTCCTTGACGGTCAGGAGGATCGCCAGTTCAGCAGTCGAGGCTATGGTGTATAACCCATTCGCAACGAGATCAGCACGTCGTCCGTATCTACCATCCAGAGGAGGGAGCCATGCCCCGCACCATCGCCGTCGTCGGTTTCGCGCTCGCGTTCGGCCTGCTGGCCGGGTATGTGGTTTTCGGCGGTGCCCCGCTCCACCTGACCGGGGCCGCCCGCGCGGCCGCGACGCTGGTCGCGGGACTCGCCACCGGTGGCACCGCCGTCGTGGCCCTGCGCCGCTAGCCCTCGCGGATAAACTCCTCGTCGGGCGGCACCCCGTCCATCGCCTCCCGCGCCTCGTACTCGATGCCCAGCAGGGCGATGACCTCGCGCACCTCGTCGGTGGGCAGCCGCCGCAGGTCGCCCGGCCACAGCTTGAACCGCTCGGCGAGGTGGACGATCGCCAGTTCCCACGGGCACCCCACCCCCTTGCGTCGGAACGGCGTCTTGCGGGAGTCGTTCACCCACGCCCAGATGCCGTCCTCTACGGTTTTGGGACGCGCGGGGCCTCGTTCATCGCGGTCAGCAGGGCCATCAACAAATCCTGCGGCAACTGCCGCATCCCGGCGAGGGTGCAGGGGAGCGGCTCGCCCTCGGTGTCCACGAAGTTCCAGCCGCGCACGAGGCCGGGGAGCGCGTTGATCAGCTCGCCCATCGCCCGCGCCACCCGCGTCCCCTCCTCGGCCCCTTCGCCGCCCCCCAGCATGTCGAGCATGTCGAGGTAGACCCCGAACGGCGCGTTGGTCCGCACATCGGCCCACCAGCCCTCGAAATCGCCGCTCAGGTTGACCCGCTTGATCCGCACCGGCATCTTGCGGATCGGGATGGGCGGCGGCACGGTCGGCCCCAGGCTGGGCGGGGCCTCGCCGCGCGTCGTCTCCCACTCCTCGTATTGCAGCACCATCGAATCCCCCAGAGCCGGGGCGGAGAAGTCCCCGCCCCGGCGTGCGCGCTAGAACCGGCCCCACGAGCCGTTCGCCACGAAGTTCGCCGAGATCGTCACCGCCCCATCGACGGGCGTCTCGATGCTGTAGTCCACCCACGCCGGGCCGTACCAGTACTTGGTCGGCGCGTTGGTGTAGTCGGGGTAGAGGTACATCTTGACCCCATCCGACGACCCCGACCCGGTGAACACGGTGGAATCGCTGTCGTCGAAATACCCCGCGAACGACCCCGAGATGTCCGGCAGACCCTGGACATAGGTCTTGTTCGCGTCGCCGAAGCTCGTCGTCTCCTCCTTGTCGGTGGAGGCGTCGAGCGACCAGTTGTTGAGTGCCGACACCGCCGCCGCCGTGCCGCTGCCGGTGGTGCTCATCAGCACCCGGCCCTTCTTCCCGTGATAGCGCGCCAATGTCTCCCTAGCCTGTCCTTTCCTAGTCGCCGCAATACATCGCCTATCCGCAGCCGCCGTCAGTCGGCGGCCTGTGCCACACTCGCGCGCCGGCCCCAGCCGACCGCGCGGAGCGTCGTCACCATGTCCCGCGCCCGCGCCTCGAACGTGAGGTGGCGCACCAGTTGGGGGTTGACCGCCGCCACGCGACGGCGCGGCTCGTCTCGGTCGAGCCAGTAGCGCACGAGCCGTTGCAACTCGGCGGCATCGGCGAAGGTTGGCACGAAGCCGTCGAATACCTCGGCGACCTCCGCCCGGTGATCGCTGATGGTGAACACCCCGCACGCGGCCAGTTCCACCGCGCGGGGATTCAGGCTCTCGGCGTGGTCGATGTGGTCCGCGCCGTCCCACCCCTTGCTCGTCCGGTAGAGGTTCAGCCCGATCTTGGCCCGGCGATAGAGCATCGCCGCCCGCTCGTTCGGGACGATCCCGCCCCGCACGTAGGGCTTGAGTTTGCCCGGACGGTCCCACTGGCCGTAGAGCCCGAGGTCGATGCCCGACCAGTCCACCGCCGCCAGCAGGTCGCGCCGCTCGCGGAACCCCGTCCCGACGAACACCACATCGTGCGCCGGGACAGCCTCGTCCAGCGGCAGATCGGGCCGGTGCCGCGCCGGGTCATAGGCGTGCGGCAGGTAGCGCACGGTCGGGCAGAAGCGTTCCAGGTAGCCGACGCTGGTGCGCTCGTTGGTGAACACCGCGTCGGCGTAGCGGCAGTACGACCCCTGCTGGCTATCGTCATACGGCGATTCCGTGAGGAGCAGGGCCAGCGGCACGCCCGCCTTGCGGAGCAGCGCCAGCGCGCTCTCGCGCAGATACATCGCGGAGACCGCCAGCACGCCATCGACGCCGTGCCAGATCGCTTGCGGCAGGATGTCCATCCCCGCGCGGTGCAACACCTCCGCGTCGTCCACCGGGCCGAGCTTGCGGCGGCGATGCTCCGACTTCAGGAAGCGGCCCCAGGTGTCGATCCGCCCGTCAAGGCGGTACTCCACCACCCCCACGCCCAGCCCGCGCAGCGCGGCGACGTAGCCCGCGTACACATCGTGCGTGCTGAAACTCGCGCCAGGGTGAATGAGGAGCAGTTTCATCGGGGTTCCTCGATGGTCTGGAATGCCACCGTTATCTCCGGGGTAGGTAGCCCTAAGACCGCTGGCTCGAACTCGCTTGACGCCACGTAGAGCGTGTAATATGGGTGAATCCCGTGATTGTCGTCATAGCCTGCGCCGACCATCACTGCGTCTGCTGGCAATCCTTCAAGCACGCGAGCGGGGCGCAACATGCCGTCCTTGATGAGGGCGAAAACCAACTGGGTGGATACCCGGACGACGCGAACCCGACCCTCCTGTTGCCATCGAGGCGCATAGGTCAGTTTGGTGTCGAATGTCATCATGCTCACGCCGCCCTCCGCGCCCGCTTCATCGCCCAGTCCGTCACCACCGCCGCGATGTACTCCCGCTGCTGCTCCGAGACCCACCAGCCGTTCGGGATCGACACCTGCCGCGCGTCGAACGCCTCCACCCCCGGCAGCGGCCCGCGCGACTCCCCGACCGCCTTGAACGCGTCGTGCTTGTCGTTGCGTGCATGCACCTGGCTGGTGGCGATGCCCCGCTCGCCCAGATAGGCCATGAAGCCCGCGCGGTCGTCCACGCAGAGCGTCATCAGCCAGTAGGCGCACTGCGGGTCGTACGGCGGCACGTCGATACCCGGCAGGTCGCGCAGCCAGCGGCAGTAGTACTCGGCGTTGCGCTGGCCCGACGCCACCGCCGCCGCCATGCCGGGCAGGTTGGCGAGGCCGATCGCCGCCGCGATGTCGTTCGACTGATACTTGTACCCAATCTCCTGGATGTTCTGCGCGCAGCGGAAATCCGCGCTGCTCTCCCGGTCGAGTCCGTACCAGCGGAGCAACTTGGCGCGGGCGTGCTGGTCGCGGGGGGTGATGAGCGCGCCCCCGTCGCCCGTCGTCAGGTGCTTGATGGCCTGGAAGCTAAAGCAGACGTACTCTCCGTCATTGCCGCCGTAGGGTCCGTGCGCCGCATCCTCGATGATGGGGATGCCCATGAAGCGCAGTTCGTCGGAGACGCAAGGCCGCCCGCCCCAGTTGACCGCGATGACCGCCCGCGTCTTGGCCGTCACCTTCCGCGCCACGTCGGACGGGTCGATATTCCCGGTCAGCGGGTCCACATCCGCCCACACCAGCCGCGCCCCCCTGAGCGCGGGCGGCGAGTTGGTCGCCGTGCAGGTGATCGGCGTGGTGATCACCTCGTCGCCCGGTCGGATGCCGATCAGGTGCAGGGCCAAATCAATCGCGCTGGTGCAGGAGTTGAGCAGCAAGGGCGGCTCGGGTGCGCCGATGAACGCGCCGAACGCGCGCTCGAACTCGGCGCACTTCGCGCCCTGCCCGATGTAGCGGCGACCGTTGGCGTCGGCGCGTGTGGCCTCCGCGAAAGCGCGGTTGACCGCCTCCTCATCCCAGCGGACGCGAAACAGATCGATCATCGCTGCACCTTGCTATACTTCCTCTCGACACAGGGGGACGCATCATGGACGAGATCAAGGCCGTCGCCTGCAACTACCGCTACAGCACCAAGGTTTGTCCTGTGGGTGCCAAGGCGTATGTCCTGGGAACCAACCCCGGCAACGGCAACGATCACATTCGCATCGTCGCGCGGTCGCGGGGCGGGCGCTGGGTTGAGAAGTACGAGGACTCCCGCTACCTCGAAAATTTCCGCGTGGTCACGCTGGTGGAAGCCAAGGCCCCCTACCACGTCGTCAGCGACCGGGGCTATGTTCGCGATATGGCCGACTTTTGTGCGGCCATGAACGCGGGAGAGTTCTATGGCTCCGGTCGCCCGCTCGGCCCCAACAGCGGCGCGCGTCCCGGCGATGAAAGGCGCCGTCATCGCTCCCCCTTCGGCACCGCCCAGAACCACCCGCACGCCCGCTCGACCCCCGGCTCGGCGTAGTCGTACCGGCTGAGGCTGTGCTCGACCCGCACCTTCGGTCGCGTGCGGTAGTGCCGGCACTCGCCGTCCTCGCCGACCATCTCCCACTCCCGGTCATGGTGCAGCGCGCACGCCGCCGGGTTGGCGATCAACGCCCTGGCGTAGACCTCGTGCGGCACCGCCCCGATCATGTGGCTCAGGATGCGCCCGCCGAACTTTCGTCCCTCGTGGCCCGGCAGCACCGCGCAACTGCTGACCCAGGTGCCATCCTCGCGTTGCAGGAGTGCCCCGTAGCCGACCAGGACGCCGCCGAAGGTGTAGAGCCAGGCGTTGACGCGCGGGCGGTTCTCCAGCCACCAGGACCGCTGCCGCTCGTCGTCAATCTCCGACTGGTCCGCGCTGAACCCGTGCCGCTGGATATGGCGGATGCGCCCCATCGCCAGCGCGTCATCCACGGTGCAGACGGGGTGCGCGGTCAGGGTAGGGCGGGTGTCGGTGGGGGTAGGCAACGGCTGCGCCATCGTCATCGTGCTCATGTCGGCCTCGCCTCCGCGATCAGTCGGTCCACCCACAGCGGGGCCTTTCCCACCGCCTCCCATTTCCGCAGCGTCGTCTCGATGAACGTCCAGTCGCCCTCGTAGTGGTCGCCCCAGTGCCCCAGCAGGCTCGGCAGGTTCGGCGTCACGATGCAGTGCCCGCCGATGTAGCCCTGCCCCAGCAGCCCCGGCGCGAGCCAGTAGGCCGGGCCGTGGTAGCTTTTGAACCGGAACAGCAGCGGGCGCGGCTCGTCCAGTTTCCCCGCCATCTCGCGCATCGCCGCGAACGCCCCCGCCGTATAGCGGTCGTCGTCGTCGTTGAACGTCAGCCACTCGCCGCGCGCCACCGCCATCGCCGCGTTGATCTGGCCGTGGCCGAACGTGTGCGCCGCGCCCGCGTGCGGCACGTAGCGCAGCCCCACGCCCTCGGGCAACTCCGCCGCCAACCGCAGGCACAACTCGCGCACCAGTTCCAGCGGGCCATCGGTCGTGTCGGCCGCCACCAGCACCTCGTCGCCCTCCCGGCACTGGTGCAGCGCGCTCTCGACCGACCGCCGCAGCAGCCTGATCCGGTCGAGGTCCGTCGCCACGGTGGGGATGATGGCGGTGATCGTCGTCACGCGAACACCTCCACCTCGAACTGCGCGCCCACCACCCGCCCGCCAGCGATGTCGTTGGCGAAGTAGTTGGTCAACCCCACCACGCGCACCGAATCGGCCACGCGCACCGTCGCCACCGTCAGCGGCCCCCCTTCCAGCGCGGCGACGATGCTCTTGGCCCCGTCCGGCGCGAGGTAGGGGTCGAGGTTGGTCTGCGCGTGCCCGATCTCCGCCGCCGCCACCGCCACGGTCACGGCGATGGCCCAGGTCGTGCCATCGGGGAAATCGGCGTGATAATTGGCGCGCAGCGGGAATGTCCACGCCGCCGGGTACTTCGGCGCGGCGGGCTCGATGGCATACGCCGTCAACCCCTCGATGGTCGCCAACCGCGCCTTGATGCCGTTGCGAATCTCCGTCAACGTCGCCATCTCAGCTATCCTCTGGTCGTTGCTGGTGGCTTGACCGCATCGGCGGTATCCACGTCCCCGGCCCTTCGTTGATGGCTTGGCCCGGCCTGCCGGGAATGATTCCGGTCTGCGCGGTGTCTAACTCCTTGCGTTGCTGCTCCTCGCGCTCGCGTCGCTCTCGCCGGTAGTACTCCCTCGCACGCTCTTGCTCCTCAAACATCGGGCGGAAGATGAAAAACCACATCGCCCAGATACCGACGATGAGCGGCAGGACGAACAGCAACAGAGTCGCGATAAGCATTTCCATCTCAGCCCGCCATCCTGACGACCACCGTCTGCGCCACCTTGCTGAACAGGTTGATGACTCGCCCCTGGTTCCCCTCGAATGCGGGCATCATGTAGGGCCGGGGCCTGGTCCCCTTGCGCGCGATGCTCCGCGCCAGCACATAGGGATTGATGCCCTTGCGGTTCGCCCAGCCCTGGATCGCGCCGATCGGCGGCATCTTGCCCGGTCGCCGCCCCTTCTCGACGTACAGCCCATACGCCACGCTCGGCCCGATCTTGCTGGTCAGGTTCGCCCCGCCCCCGGTGATGGTGTGCGTGATGCTGCCGCCCAGTCGCCCGGTGTCCTTCGGGGCCAGCCCGCGCGCCGCGCCCTCGATCAGCAGCGACCCCGCCGTCAGCGCGGTGCGGACCTCGGTCGCCAGCGTGGCCGGGGCACCCGCCACGCCCGCCTGCAACCGCTCCAACCCCTCGATCCGCACGTCGATCTGCATGGCTAGTAGACCCCCGCCCCGAGCGACCGCGCCGCGCGATAGGGTGCCAGGAGTGCCAGCACATCCGGGTCGGCCTTGCTGATCCGCGTGAACTGCCCCAGGTCTACCGTCTGGAGGATGCCGAACGGCGCACCACGGCGGTTGTAGAGCCGCGCCGCTTGCAGCAGGCACGCCTCGATCACCGCGCTGGGGGCCTCGCCATCGACCACATAGCCCCAGTTGCCCGTCACCTCCACACGGTAGCCGGGCGTGAACGCCTGGGACGAGCGCGGCGCGATCTGCAATTGGTTGTAGATGCCGCTGTCGGGGTGGGATTGCGCGGGCATGAGCCAGTAGTCGGTCGTCGCCAGGGTGCGCGAATAGCTCAGGTCGCCCAGTTCGTCCACCTTGACGCTGGTCACGGTGCGGATATCGGGCGTGAGGTCGAGCAGGGTGGCGCAAGTTGCGGTGAAGTATTTGGTCGCCCCGGTCTCCGCCGCGAACGTGCGCCCGGTGTGCCGCTCGATCAACCCCGTCGCCGCATCCAGGCAGAGTTGCAGCAGGGTCTCGTCGTCATCCGTGAAGCTGGCCGCACCATCGGACGAGGCCGACAGGTGCGCTTGCAGCAGCGCGAGGTCCGCGTAGGACATCCGTGGGCTCCTTTCAGAGCGAGGGGGCCGGGAGGCCAGTTGCCCGACCTCCCGGCGAGAGGTCTCCTATTCGGTTGTCCCGACCCTTACACCAGGCCGGTCACGGAGCAGAACGCGTAGGGCCGCTTGACGGCGAATGCCGCCCGCAACTCGCCCAGGATCGTCAGCATGTTGCGGACGAACTGGTCATCGATGTAGCCCATCCGAATCGCCGACTGCTGGCGGTCGAACAGCGCGTGCGTCACCGGCGTGAAGTTGCCGACGATGCCGGTGCCCGAGGTCAGCCCCTGCACCTTCGTGACGGGCATCCCGAAGATGGTCATCGGCCCCACCTGCGACGGCGGCCCCATCAAGTAGCCCCCGAGCGTGGCGGTCGCGGCGTTCTCGCGGAGCAGGCGCAGCGTCTGCCAGTTGACCGGATTCAGCAACACGTCGGTCGCCATGAACTTGCCCGACACCTCGATCTTGGTCGCCATGTAGAGCAGCGTGTCGAGATTGTTGGTCCCCGCCGCCGTGGCCTGGGTCAGGATGCCCTGGTTGAGCAGCCCCTTGAGGTTCGGGCTGGTGCCGTCGCCGCTGATGATCTGGTCCTCAAGCTCCTCGTTGAGCATGATCAGCAACTCGCCGTTGATGATGTCCTGCATCTGGGGCGCGTCGGCCAGCGCGCGCGTGGTGATCGGAATCCAGGTCGCGATCACCTCCACCGCCTGGGTCACACGCTCGTAATTGATCGCGCTCTCGGGCTTGAGGCCGCTGGTGCCCGTGGTGGCGGTCGCCTCGGCCACGGTCGCGGCGTTGTTGGTCCGCGTGATCTGCTTGATCCAGTCGATCGTGTCGCTGCTCGTCCGCACCCGGTTGATGATGTCGAGGAAGCTGTACGGGCGCGGGCGGATGTCCACGTAGCCCGGCTGGAAATCGTTGAGCACGAACGCGCCCGCGCCGCTGACCGAGTTGCCGACGACCAGCGTCTTGAGCGAGAGCATGGAGTAGTCGAGCGGGATGCCGAACTCGGGCAGCCGCGCCTGGCTGTTGTCGAACGCGCGCGACTCCACCAACGCCTTGTACTGCGCCGACTCGGTGAACGCCTTGCCCGGCAGCACGAGCCCCTTGTGCCCGACCGCGACGAGGTGATCGCGCTCGTCGGCCGTCTCCGGGTGGCGCATCGGGGTCGCCGGGGTCATCGCGCGCGATTTCTCCTTCGCCATGCGCGTCCGCATGGTCTCGATCTCGCCCAGTTCGTCGCGCCGCTTCTCGATGCCGTCCAGTTCCAGATAGACGCCCTTCGCCTCCTGGAACTTGCCCTCGTTCAGCAGGGCCTCGGCCTTCGCGATGGTGTCGAGCGCGAGGCGATTCAACGCCTCGACGTTGTGCTCGGTCGCCAGGGGATGATTGGTGTGCATGACCGTCATGCCGTCCTCCGCAATGCCGCCCGCTTGCGGGCGAGTTCAAGCCGCAGTGACATCTCCGCCGCCTCGGCTTCCGCGTCCGGTGGCACGACCCGCAGCGCGCGCAACTCCCGCGCGGCTTCCGCCGCCGCCAGCAGTTCATCGATCGCCGCGTTGGTCTGGTCGTTGAGCGCGCGCCCCTCGGCACTGCGCCGCTCGTGCGTGGCTTTCGCCTGCCGCACGGCGGTTGCCAGTCCGTGGGTCACTTGCTGGAGGAGCAAATGGAGGGGTTGGTCGGCCTTGAACGCGGTGATCACCGCGTTGGTATTGGCCGGGATGGTCACGATGGAGACCTCGACCAACTCGACCGCTTTCAGGATGCGCACGCCATCCTCGCGGTAGTCGGCATCCTCGGTCATGAAGCCGATGGACAGGGAGTCCACCAGCCCCGCCTTGAGCAGTTCGTGCGCCTTCTTCCCGGTGTCGGTCGGCACCAGCGACCACCGCCCGAACAGCCCCTTGGCGTCCTCGTCCAGGCTGATCACCTTGCCGATCGGCTCGCCCATGTCGTGCTGCCACAGGAGGCGCACGTTGGGCCGCTTCGCCAGCGAGTCGAGGAACGCGCCCTTGGCGACCACATCGCCGTAGCTGTCGGGGTCGCCGCCGAACGTGGAGGCGTAGCCCGCGACTTCCCAACCGTCGCCGACCGTTTTGACATCGGTGAGTTTGAAGGGGAGTGCCTTGGTTTCCACCGCGCCTCCGGGCAAAGGGGAACGCCCACCGAAGGCGACGAAAGTCGCGCTAGGGTGGGCGTTGTGCCCGAAGAGTTCAGTTCTATACCATACTAGCCTATCGTCATGTTACTGTCAATCTGCGACCCTGGTGAGCGTCTTGCACCGCTCGCAGCGCACGGTAGCAGGGAGTGAGGCCACGACCTCACGCCCGTCGTCGTTCATGAACAGGTAGCGGCCATCGGTCACGCCCAGCCACTTTCGACACCGCCCCTCTCGCCCCTCGCAGATGATCTGCCTGGACCGGGGGCCGGGGTGGCGCGGCAGTCGCGCCGTGCTGGTGATGGCCTGTCGCTCGTAATCGATCATGCCGCCTGCCTCCTGCCCTGCTCCAAGAGCCAGCTGAACGCATCCACCCAGCGCACCGCGCCCGTCTGCAAGTTGTGCCGCTCGGCTACCTCCTTCCGGAGCCGCCGCGCCAGCACCCGCCGCCGCTGGCCGTCCTCCACCAACGCCGACAGCCCCGCCGCCCACTCGTCGGCCGTGTTCGCCACCAGCCCGGTATCGTTGTGCCGGATGATGTCGCGGTAGAGCGCGCTCGTCGCCACCACCGCCGCCCCGCTCGCCCCGTACTCCAGCGCCTTGATCACGCTCTTGCAGGCGTTGAACGGCGTGTCGTCCACCGCGCAGCAGCCGATGTCAACATTCACCAGCCCCGCCGGGTACTTCGCCAACTCGATCCACGGCAGCACGGTCAGCCGCGCGGGCGCGATGGCCTCCGTGATCAGCGGCGGGCAATGCCCCTGCACCACGAAGCGCACGCGCGGGTGCCGCTCCGCCACCTCCCGCCACCCCGCGACCATCGCCGCGAGGTCGTTGTCGAGCCGTCGCGCGCCCGCCCAGCCGATGGTCAGCGGCGGCACCACGCGCGGGGCCTGCCGCTGGATCATCCGCCACCAGTCGTGATCCAGCAGATTGGGGCAGACCGCCACCGGGATGACCCCGCCCGTCGCCAGCATCGTCACCGTCTTGAGGCGCGGCGTGCTGACGATGATGCCGTCGCACAGTTCCACCGTCCTGATCGCCTCCCGCGCCTGCCGCAGCTTCACCGGGTCATCGATCAGGTGGTCCTCGATGTGCAGGAAGAGATCATCGTCGCACTCGAACCAGACCGCGAGGCCGATCCGGTGCATCCGGCCGATGAACTCCCGCGCGAGATCGATGGCCCACGCGGGCCAGGTGGTGCGACTCAGCACGATGGCGTCGTAGCGGTAGCGCAGCACCGCCGCCATCAGCGCGTCGGTGTCGGCGTCCTTCGGGCACCAGTGGACGGTATACCCCTGCCGCTCCAACTCCGCGCACGGCTGGTAGACGCGCCACATGGACGAGCCATCGGAGCCGCCGGTCATGAACAACACGCGCGGGGCGGTCATACCACCCCCTCCCTGAGCACCGGTATCAACACCAGCGAGCAATTGTGTGTTAGAATATTCTCAGCAACGTACCACCCCGCTTGCGTCTGGAGGTTGTAGACGTGCCCACGAAATGGACGCCTGAGAACCTGAGTGATGCGCGACGGCTCTACGAGGAGGGCCGCAGCTTTGCAGAGGTCGCGCACATGGTTGGCATTGATGCCGAAACGCTGCGCCTCGCGTTCCGTCGTGTGGGCTTCGAGATACGCCCACGGGGAGTCGCCATACAGCGCCGACGCGATCAGGTCTATCGGGCTTTGTATGACCGCTACCTCGCTGGTGAATCCGCTGTCTCCATCGCTGTCGATGTAGGGTACGACGTTGGGAACCTGCTCACCGCCTGGAAGCGGCGCGGCTACCCGATCCGCAACGGCAGCGAGGCCGCCCGCTTGCGCTTCGCTCGCATGTCCGACGCCGATCGTTGCGCGCTCACCTTCAACGCCCACACCACGCGCACGGGACAGCATCCGAGCCTTGATACCCTGGAACGTGCGGCTCTCACGCGGGAGCGGATACAGTCCCACGCCACGGAGCGAGAACGCTGGTTCGCCGGGTTGCTGGCCGATGCTGGCTGCGTCCCAACGCTCCAAAAAGCGGTTGGTCCGTATAACTGCGACATCGTCATCGGTGCCGTCGCCGTGGAAATCTTCGGCGGCGGTTGGCATGGTGGTGGTCGCGCTTACTCCCGATGGCCCCAGCGTGCGCGCTATCTGCTCGACAGGGGATGGTCGGTCATCGCTGTCTGGGCCGAACAGCATCGCCAGCCGTTGGAGGTCGCCGCAGCGGAATACGTGATCGCCTTCGCTGAGGCTGCCCGCCGCAACCCACCCGCGACCGCTCAATACCGGGTGATTCGGGGTGACGGTGAGGAGATCGTTTCGGGCTGTGCGGATGACCACGACTTCCCCATCAAACCACCGCGCGGAACTCGCAAGCACATCCGGTGCGAGCACCAGCGTCTCACCGACTAGGCAATTCGGATGGTCCAATGGCGGGGCCTCGTCCAGCGGCACCGTGGTCCCCGCGCGCGCGAGGCAAGTGTCGGTGTGGTCCTTACCCCTGGTGGCGTCGCTGATCTTGACCCGATCCACCAACCCCGAGGCGGTGTAGCGATTGATCGCCGCCAGCCGCTGCGCCTCGGCGATCTCCGTGCTGGCGACCGTGAACGGACGGGATTTCCATGTCACGTCGAACAGGTGCGCGATGCCGTCCGCGATCTCCTGCGTCGTCCACCCCTCCCGCTGCCCTTGCGCCAGCACATCCGCGATGGCTGCGCGCGTGGTCTCGGTGATGCCGACCACGCGCGTGGCCGCCTCCCGCAAGATCGCCTCGGTGTCCTCATCGCGCAGGCGGAACGTCGCCGGATTGACCGGGAGCGAGTCGCGCACGAGGTAATGCACCTCCAGCAGCACGCGGCGATAGACCGCATCGAGCAGGAATTGCAGGCGCGTCTCCTCATCGTCGGGCACGAGGTCGTCGGCGCGCAGTGCTTTGACGGCGCGGGCGGCACCCATCTACGCCCCCTCCCGCACGCGCCCCAGTACCCGCCGTTTCAGCCCCGCCATGTAGGTCAGCATCGCTTCTTCCAATGGCCCCTCCTGCCCCTCCTGCCCCGCCTGCAACGCGCGCAGCATCGCCTCGAAGTCGGCCGCGTTGACCGCCTTGACCGCGCGCGCGCTGCGGATGGGCGTCGGCGCGTCCTGCTCGTCGCCCGGTGCCGCCTGGTCCGTCGCGGTCGCCTGCTGCCTGCTGCCGCCCACCTCGGCCATGCCGGGGGCGGGGGACTCCGGGAACCCCGCCTCGCTCCGCGCCTCGTTGGGCGAAAGGAACGGCCCGCCCGCCGCCAGCACCAGCCGCGCGTACATCGCGTCCATGTCCGGCTGCAACGCCCGCATGTCCGCGATGTCGTGCCGCAGCACCACCGAGGGATCGGCGTTGAACTCGGGCAACAGTTGCTCCGTCAGTACCGCGTCGTCGTCCGCGTAGGCCGGGATGATCGTGCTCTCGATGAACAGTTCGCGCGCCTCCTTGAAATTGGCGTAGGTCGCGCGGTCCAGCCCCGCGCCCAGCCCCGCGATGATCGCGGGCACGCCCAGCACCGCACTGATCCGCTCCTCGGGCAGCCGGTGCAAGGCGGTCAGGTCCAGTTGCTGCGGGTTGAAGCCGAACTGATCCACCTTCGCCCCGCCGAACAGGACCGCCGTGCCGCCCTGGTTCTCGCCGCCGAACGCCGCGTTGATGGCGTCCTTGACCTTCTTGGCCTCCTCCTTGCCGGGGTCGCCCGCCTCGACCGGGTAGCTCGCCACCAGCCCCGGTACCGCGTTATTCCGCACCAGCCGATCCCCGAACGCGGTGGCATTGACGTCGGTCTGCGCCTCCCGCACCAGCAGCCTGAGCGGCGACAGCCCGTACTTGTGGTCGCGGTCGTCCAGGCCCCAGCGGAAATGCACGATGTCGCGCGGGTCGATCTCCTCCTTGTTCGCCTCCCCATCGCCGAACTGGTAGACGTAGGCGTCGATGAAGTTGGGCGACCGCCGCCGCCGGATCGGCCAGCAGACCGAGGGCGACAGCGGCCACAACTCCACCACCGCGCCGTTCGCCGCGCGCAGCTTGCGCCAGTAGGCGTTGCCATACACCGCCTTGCAGTACTGGGTGTAGGCCCAGAGCATGTTCCCGGTCAGGTGCGGGTTGGGGCGGGCGAGGAGGTCGGTCGCCGGGTGGGGGTCGATGGGTTCCAACTTCTCCCCACCCGTGCGCCACGCCTTGACCGGGGCCTCGGTGTAGGTGCGCTGGATCGCCTGGACGCAGGCGTAGACCGCCGAGTTGAGCGCGTAACCGTCGCCGTAGGCCGCGCGCAACGCCTCCGTCGCCCCCGGCCCATGCACCAGCGTCCCCAGGCTGATCGGGTTGGGCAGGAAGATCGGCGGCGGCACGCCCGGTGCCGCCTTTTCCTCGGTCTGCGGGGTGCGCAAATCCTCCTCAATAAGCCAGGACCACGCCTTGCCAAGCCAAGTTTTCGCCATCGTCCTCCGTCACTCTCGCAATGGTCGTCGCACGTCAGTAGGCCCCGATCTTCACCACGCCCAGCCCCTCGGCCCACGCCACCGCGTAGCGCAGACAGTCACAACCGTGGTCATCGACCTTGACGGGTTCCTCCTTCACCGGGCGACCGTCCGCCGCCTTCTGCCACACGTAGCCGTCGATCTCCTGCTCGGTACACAGCGGCTTCTTGGCCTCCACCAACCGCTCGTCCCGACTCACGAGGGAATCGCGCAGGAGAAAGAGGCGAGGCTTCCCGTCGCCAGCAGGACGCAACCGATCCTGCACCGCCTGGATGCCCACCGTAACCGCCTTGAACGCGGGCACGGTCGGGATGCCAGCCGCATGAAGCGTCGCCCGGTCCTCGGCGTCATGGTCGGCGACGGTGGCGACGTAGGACTCACCGGCGGAGAGTCGCTTGATGTCCTCCGCATGATCTGCCACGATCCGCTGCGTGCGGTAGATTTCCCGGTAACGGTAGAGGCGCCCGTCAGGGTCGATCGCCCACCATTGGCATACAAAACTATTGGTATACCCAAAATCCACGACACGGAATCGTCGCCACTCTGCGGGGATGGCGAACCTGTCGATGAGGTGGATTGAGGCATCCCAGTTGTCATACACAATCCCTTCCGCCGCCGCCCACTTGCCCTCATAGAGCCGCGCCCGCCGCACCCCGGTCAGCTTCGCCAGTCGCCCCAGCACGTAGCTGCGCCCCTCCGGCGTCCAGTCGGTGCCGTCGTGATACTTCGGGTTGTCGGTGTGCTTGGAGAGATGCCGCGCCATCAGCCCGCGATTGGCCCGCTGGTTGAGCCAATGGGTCGGCGCGTCGGGGTTGACGTTCGCGATCATCTGCTGGTAGGGCATCTTGTAGTTGCGGTTGCGCGTGCCGAGTTTCTCCCAATCGTCCTCGGTCAGTTCGGTGGCCTCTTCCGCGAAGATCAGATCGTATTGGGTGGACATGACCTTACTGGACTTGTCCATGCCGCCGACGATGATCTCCGAGCCGTTGGCGAACGTGTACCGCTGCCGCCTGGCCCGGTCGGGGCCGTCGATGAGGTAGCAACCGGGCGGCAGGCACGAGGTCTCCCACTCCACCAGCACCGATTCCGTGCATGACTCGCGCGTCTTGCGGACGACCAGCACGCGGATACCGGGGTACTTCTCGCAGCAGATGAGGAGCTTGGTCAGCACGCCGAGCGTCTTGCCCGTACCGGCCGGACCCTCGATCAGCAACTCGGGCGACTGGTCGTAGAGGAGGGCCAGCGCCGCCCCGCGCGGCTCGCGGGTGATGGCGTTGGGCGGGGGCGCGAGCGTGGCGACCATGTTAGACCTTGCCGACATCCACGCCCAGCAGCCCCAGCACCAGCGGCTTATCGGGATCGCCGCTCACCTCGACCTTGCTCTGGCGGTCGCCCATCTCCTTGGCGATGTCGTCGAGGTAGCCGCGCAGGGTGTCGTGCTTCGGCTTATCGAACACCTGATAGCTCACATGCTCGCCGTTCGCCGCGATCTTCACCTCCTCGCGGAAGTAGCCGCCCTCTTTCGCCAACTCGACCAGCGTCCCGGTCGCCAGCATGTTCAGGACGCGCACCCGTTCGCGCTTGTCCGCGAACCCCTCGGCGAGCGCGCGGTCCTTGAATGCCTCGCGATGCTGCCGCACTCGCGCCGCGAAGACGGGTTTACGTTTCCACTTTTCAAGGGTGTCGCGGTGGATGCCGAGGCTATCGGCGATATCCTGGTCGGTGCGCTCGTCCTCGGCGACGAGCATGGCGGCCCGCTCTTGGTTCACGGTCAAGGCAGATTCAGTAGGATTTTGTAGAACCTCGCCCATGCGCCCGCCTGCACAGCTTCTGTTCAGTTCGTCGCTACTCGCCCATATGTGGCAGTATAGCACCCCCGGCGCGGATGTCCACTGGGCGTCCCCCCAATGCACATGCGCGGGTGCGGCGGGCACACAAAAGGCGACCCCGCAAGGTCGCCCGCCTACCCGCCCCGCCTAACCCGCCGACTCCGCCTCGCGCCGCTCTTGCGCCGCCAGCATCGCCGCCACCGCGCCCACCCACGCGATCCGGCACTCCTGCCGCTCCACCTCCACCCGCGCGATGTACCGCCGCAGCACGCCGTTGCGCTCCGCCGTCGTCAACCCCGGCCACAACGCCTGGATGCTCGGCAACTCCGTCGCCAACGCCGCACCCAGCGGCAGCGGCACCGGCAACGCCGCCTCCTCGGCCGCCAACGCCGCCAGCCGCGCCCGGTAGGCCGCCCGGTCCGCGTTGTCGAAAAAAATCGTCTCCGCGACCGCGCGCCGCTCGGCCAGCCGCACGCGCGACTCCGCGACGGTCGCGTCTTCCGGCTCCTCCTCCAACGCGGGCAACGCCAGGAACGCGCGCTCGACGATGCCCTCGTAATGCGGCGCGGGGTATTTGCCGTAGTACGGGCAGTTGTGCCCGTTCGGTCGCTCCTTCGAGTAGTTGCGGCATTCCAGGTACCGTTCCCCCGTGGCCTTGCTCCTGCTGCTGCTGTAGACCACCACCCCCCCGCACGCGCACCGCAGCAGCCCCGACAGCAGGTTGACCCCGCGCGCGCTCGTCGTGCGCGGCAGCCTGGGGCGGTCCCGCGCCGCCCGGTACAGCGTCGGCCACGGCTCCGGCTGGTCCAGCAGCCACGCGCCTTTTTTGATGAACGAATGCACCGCGCTCGGTCGCCAGACCGCATTCCCCTTCGCCGTGGGGACGTTGTTGGCCGTCAGGTGCGCGGCCACCACCAGCGCGCCCCGCTCCGCGCACAGCGTCAGGATACGCCGCAGCCAGTCCGCGCGCGCCGGGTCCACCACCAGCGCGCCCCGCCCGTCCTTCGTCGCCCCCCACGGCCACCCGCCGTGATAGCCCCCCTGCAACCGCTTCTGCGCGATGGCCGCTTTCGTGCGCTCCGATTTGAGGCGCGAGTCGAACTCGGCGAGCGAGGCCATCAGTTGGAATTGGAAGCGGCCCGACGCCGTGGAGAAGTCCCACCGCTCCTTGAGGCTCACCAGCGCGCACCGGTGCGCGTAGAGGTGGCGCAACTGCTGCACCGCCACGAGGTTCGAGCGCGCGAAGCGGTCGATCTGGTCCACCACCACCAGATCGAACCGGCCCGCCGCCACATCCTCCATCAGCGCGGCGAACGCCGGACGGTCGGCTAGCTCGTCCGAGAACGCCGACAGCCCCGGCTCGATCCGCACCACCGGCTCGGGATAGCCCTGCTCCGCGCAATACCGCCTGATGGCCGCCTCCTGCGCGGCGAGACCGAACTTCTCCGCCTGCTCGGGCGACGACACGCGCACATAGCCGACCACGCGCGGCGCGTCAGTCATCCGGCACCAACTCCACCAGCGCGGTCGCGAGCCGCAGCAGGGCCAACCAGCCCTGATCGCGCTCCAATAAATCCGCGATGGCCCAGCCGAAACACGCCTCCGATTGCCACGCCGTCAAGCCCACCGGCAGCAGCAGCACCGGGCGTTCCCCGTCGGCCGCCAGCACTCTGGGTCCGTCGATGCCCGCCACCAGCACCCAGCCGTACCCCGCGCACTCCCAGGCCCGACGCTTCCCACCCATAAGCGACCTCGCAATAGCCGCATCAAAACGTCAGCGCGCTTGCTGCAACTGGACCGCCGTGACCGCCAGATTGCCGTTACTGCTCCACGCCCCGAAAATCGAGACGCACAGCCGCACATACTCCGGGTAGGGCAACATCGCGCGCAACTCCGCCATATCCGCGCGGAACCGCGCGCCCGGTTTCGCCTCCACATAGCGCACGATCTGCTCCGCGTCGAAATCCTCGTCCGGCTCGGAGAGCGTCAGTTGCGTCGGGGCGGGTGCGTCGGGCAACCCCTCGAACATCCCCGCCGCCCGGTAGAAGTCCGCGCGCGATAGCCCCAGCACGCGCCCCAGCGCATCCAGGTTGTGATCGCGCGGCTGCACGATCTCGCCCTTCTCCACCTGTGAGATGTACGTCTGGCGCAACCCCGAACGCTCGGCCAACTCCGTCTGTGTCAGCCCCATGCGCTCGCGGTGCGCCCTGACCAACCGCCCGATCATGGTCCCCCGCTACAACACGAAACGCATACGCCTACCCACAAAAAGCGTACCGGGGAAACCGTTGACAAACAACGCGATATCTGTATAATGGAGTACAGATATCAGTTGCGCGTATACTTCACAGGAGGGCATATGGCATCGAGCAAACCGCTTGAACAGCCCGCGCGGCGGCTCACCAAGACCGTCTCGATGGACCTGGAAATGGTCGCGGCGGTCGAGGATCGGGCGCGTCGCGAAGGGCACGGCAACTTCTCCAGGGTCGTCACCACCGCCGTCAGTGCCTACCTGGCCGACGAGCGCACCGAGGGTGAGGCGGCATGAGCGAGTACCCCTACTGGCGCGACCCGGAGTACAAGGCCGCGCTCCGCAAGCTCAACGCCAGCGTCCGCCCGTATCTCGCCGAACTGCTCGCCAAGCGCGGCCTCACCCGCGACGACATGGACCGCGCGCTGCGCGGCGACCGCACCTCCCCCGCGTGGTACCTCATGGAGCAGGGGAATCAAAGGAGGGACAGCAATGACGCAGCCTAGCCACATCGACATCGGCGGCATCGACAAGGCCGCACTGCTCGCCGCGTTCTACAACCACGCCCGCCCCTTCGGCATGGGGATGTTGCACTACCGCCCGCAACCGATGACCGTCGAGCAAGCCCGCGAGGAATTGGCGACCGGCGACGACCAGAGCGTGATGTTCGGCCAACGCCGCGCCCGCCTGTACTTCGACTACCTCCACGGTCGCCTCCTCAAGATCGACATCACCGACGACACGCTCAACCCGCGACGATTCGACCGCGATTACGGCCAGGGCGCAGCCGCCAAGGTCGTCGCCGAACTGCGCCGCACGCTCGCCACGCAGGAGGCCACCGATGCAGCCTGACACGTCTCCTCCGACCGGCACCGACGAACGAGGGGCGCGCGAACTCGTGTACGACACCGAGATCAACCCGCTCATGGCGCAAATCATCGCCATCTGCAAGCGCGCCGACATCCCGCTCATTGCCGACTTCCGCCTCGACAGCGACATGAAAGTCACCACCGCCATCCCCGCCGCACTGGGCTATGACCACCGCCAACTCAAAGCCTATTACGCCCTGACCCGCAACGCATCCCTCGCCTTGCTCATGACCACCAGCACCGCATCCGGGGAGGGACTATGACCGCGCAGCCTGACGCCAGCGCGAACGAAGCCACCGACGAAGCCCTCCGTGCCCTGAGCCTGATGCGCCCGCAAGTCGAGGCGGGCAGCTTCATCTACTGCTACGAGGCCCACCCACGCCAAGGGTGGGAGTGCTGGGACTGGTTGAAGAATCTGATCGGCCTGACCTACGACCTGATCAAGCTCGGCAGGGTGCGCCGCCTGCACATCCTGGTCAGCTATGACCACGCGGAGCCGCAACCATGAGCGCACAACGCTGGTATCTCCATCCCGACTGCCCCGTGCTCGACGGCCCCGAGGACACCTATCCCGCCGACCTCACCGCCGCCAATGACCGCCGCTTCGCCGCCGACCGCGAGCGGTGGGGGCTGGTGCAGGGCGCGCTGAACGATGCGCGCGACGAGATTTCCGCCCGCCCCATCCGCTGCCGCTGGACCTCCGGAGGCTTCTGCCCGCACCCCATGAAATGCCATTACGGCTGGGAATGCACTGCCCGCCCAGTGCTGCACCATCAGGCCGAGACGCAAGACCTCGTGACCATCGACCACGAGGCGATGGACGCCTACCTCGCGGGACTCGACAACGACCCGCTGTACGGCGCGGAGGAGTAGCCGTGCATGGCGTGTACTTCAACGTCGCCGGATGGCTCTTGCTCGCGTTGACCTGGGCCCTCATTGCCGCCAACGTACCCATCCTCCCCATCGTCAGCGGACTCGCCTCCATCGCCATGCAATTCATCGCCATCGCCATCGTCGTGTGGAGGAAACAATGAACTGGGACATCGACCCCACCCCCGACCCGGTGGCCGACGAGCAGCGGTTCTGGCAGGCCGTCATCGCCGTCGCCTGCATCGCCGTCGCCCTGCTGCTCTCCGGTTTCTGCGCCGCCGCCATCCGCTTCGCCGGAATCTGACCCGCCCGCACCACAGGAGGACGCCATGAGCGCAACCATCGACCTCGCCACCGCCACCCTCTCGCGCGGATCGCACGACCCCGACAGCGGCAAGCACTGCGTGATGGAGCTTGTGGCGCGATTCGCGGGCGAGCCGTGGACCGACCGTCCCGCGTGCGCCTGCCCGGTGCTGACGCGCTACACCATCCCCCTCCACGACTGGATGCCCGACGACCAGCGGCAACGGCTGCTCGCCTACGTCCCGCTCCTGGCCGGGAGCCGCAGCACGCCCGACGTGGAGCGCAAGCGCGGCTACCTCGCGGCCACCTGGGCGGTCAAGGTGTTCGCCCCGAAGGCCCTAGAGGCGGCAGGCTGCGCCGACCACGCGGCCACCCTGCGCGCCCTGCCCGACATCACCGACCGCGCCAGCGCGCTCATGTGCCGGGACGCCTCCTACGCCACCGCCCGCGCCTCCTACGCCACCGCCCGCGCCGCCCGCGCCTACGTCTACGCCGCCCGCGCCGCCCGCGCCTCTGCCTACGCCGCCGCCGACGGCGACGGCGACGCCGCCGACGCCGCCGCCGACGCCGCCTACTCCGCCTGGGATGACGCGCTGGCCTGCCTCGACGCCATGCTCGCCGTTGCCTGACCCGCCCGCCGCCCGGTCAAGCGGGTGGCCTACACCCAGCATACCCCACCCCGCCGACGTTTGACGGACACGAGGAGGAGGAGACCGATGCCCCAGTTGCCCGCCGAAGAAGTCCCATCCCGCCGCCGCGACGACCTCGAAGACGCGTTGGCCCTGCTGCACCAGGCGCAGCAGATCGTCAGCATCTGGGCCAAGCGCGCCGACCGCAACGCGCGCGACGCCGAGCGCAAGGCCGCAACCCGCCGCGCGCAGCAGGAGCCGACCTACGACGACGCCGCCTGATCGGGGGCGTGCTGGGGCCAGTGGTTGACCACAGCACGCCATGACTTTTCATCGCTGACACGGAAAGGCTACCACCATGTGTACCTCACCGCAAGACCGCGCCGACCTGCTAGCCGGGCGCATCGCCCGCATCGAGAAGGAGCTAGTACACGTCAACGAGAAGGCGCAAAACGCCATCAGCGGCATTCGGGAATACCTCGAATGGTATCCCACATCGTCAAAAGGCGCGGCGAGCGAAGCCGCGCACGACATCGTGGCCGCCTATCTCAACGAACTCAATTTCGCCCTCGGCCAGATACTCGGACTCGGCCACACCCACCGCAAGGACAGGGCAGAACTCCACGCCATCGAGGAGCGAGAGCGCACCGAAGAGGCCGCACAATGACCACCCATTTCCTCAAACTGCCGAGCGGCGACTTCCTCAACCTCGCCGCCATCGCCCACGTCGAGAACCTCGCCATCTTCTGCCGCGTCCACTTCAACGCCGCAGGGTCGCTCACCATCGACGGTTCGACCGATATCTACCTCGCCTACAAGGACTACACGCGCGACGACCTCCCCGCCATCATCGCCGCCCTGACCGCGCAGGCGGCCGAGAACGAGGCCATCCGCGAACTGTACCGCCAAGTCGTCGCGGGGAAGCAGGAGGCCGCCAAGTGACCGCCACCATCCGCGCGCACGCCGAGATGACGATCGCCCCCGAGGCCACCGTGCCGCACTACGCCATCAGCCGCGACCACGCCGACGAAACCCGACGCGGGCGCGAGTTCGCCGTCTACCTCGTCCCCTCGCGCACCAGCGATGCCGTCTACCGCGTGGTCCACAACGCGCGGCTGCGCGTGCTGTATTGCGACTGCACCGCCGCGCAGTTCGGCAACGTCTGCGGGCATCTGCAGGCGGTCCTGTTCCACCGCCACTACCTCGCGCACTACCGGCTGTGGCACGCCGCCACGCTCCCCGAGTTGCAGGCCAAAGAGGCCGACTACCGCGCCATCGAGCGCGGTCGCCACGCCAAGACGCGCGGCTGGCGCGCGGAGATGCAGGCCATCGGCGAACTAGTGCGCGAGCGCACGATCGGGGAGGCGGCGTAGATGGGCGCAGCAATCGTGACTCAGTGCGACCACTGCAAATCTTGGTTCCCGATCCTCGACGCCGACATCTGCGTCGATTGCCAGAACCAGTATTGCGCCGCCTGCGCCGCCGTGACCAACCACCGCACCGTGCATCAGCAACCACTGCCCGACGAGGCGGCGGAGATGCCGAACGGGTGGAGCTATCTCCGCTGCGATGACGACCCATTCGACATCCACGAAGGCTAACCACCCCGCCCCGCCCCCACCACCGGGCGGGGCGACACCGGAGGCATCAGGCCATGACCACCGCCGACCACTGAGAGAGGGGAGAGATGGCCGCGACCTACCGCACCGCCACCATCACCGCGCCCCACCTGGGCGCGCTGGTGAAGCGACACCGCGATTCCCGCCGCTGGTCCCAGGAGCGACTGTCCTTCGAGGCCACCATCGACCACAGCCTCGTCAGCCGCATCGAGTCCGGCCAGCGCAACGCCACGCGCGAGACCATCGAGCGCATCGCGGTCGGGCTGGGCCTGACCGCCACCCAGGCCGACGAACTGCGGATCGCGGCGGGGTATCTCCCCGCCGACCCCGCCAATGCCATGCAGGACGAGCCGACCGTGCCGCGCCTGTACCGCCTGCTGCGCGACCCCAGCGTGCCCGAGGCCAGCAAGGTCGCCGCCAGGGCCGTCCTGGCGGGCGTGGTGGCCCTGATCGAGAGGGAGGCAACCCGTGGCTAACCAGTACCCCCCGAGGCTGCTCACCGCCGTCGAACGGGCGCAGGCGCGCTTCCGGCATCGGCAACTGGCGCGCATCGCCCGCCGCTGGTCGCTCCCCGCCACAGCGTACTGGGCGACCTACGGACCGCGCGAGGGCGCGGCGTAGGCGGGCAATCGGCATTGTCCGAAAAGGAGTGAGGCAGTGGAAATCATCAAGAGCATCAGCGAAGTCAAGGATGTAAAGCAGGGTAGCGTCGGTGCGGGCGGCGGCATCATAAACAACCTGGCCGCCATCCTGGGGTATGGCGAGTACGACGGCTACGAGGTCGTCACCGACGCGCAGACCATCCACGTGCTGATCGACAACGGCCAGTGCTGCTGCGAATCGTGGGGCTACCTCGCTTCCGACGACGACCTCTCGGCATTCGTCGGCGCGACCCTGCACGGCATTGCCCTGGTGGACAAGGGGATGAATACGCGCATGGTCGAAGCGGGGCAGTCGCTCGATGAGGGCGGCATTGTGTTCGTCAACTTCGACACCGATCGCGGCCTGCTCCAACTCGCCTGCTACAACGGCCACAACGGCTACTACGGCCACGAGGTACACATCATCTCCAACCAGATCACGCAGGCGATCGGGGTGTAGGTTTCGCACCGGCAACCCACCGCGCGCCGCTCACCACGGGCGGCGCGCACAGCGGAGGACCAGCGATGACCACCGACCTGATCGCGCTCGACCTGACCACGCACGAGGCAAGGGCACTCCTGGCGCACCTGCAAACCGAAATCCGGCGCGGCATGGCTTCCCGCCGCGAAGCCTGCTTCTGGTGCGGCGCAGAAATCTCCGAGCGCGACCACGACGCCGAGTGCGGGATGCCGCTGCTGCTACTGCTCGAAGCGCGGCTCACCACCGCATTGGAGGACCAGCGATGACCAAGCGCAACGACGGACTAATCGCCGAGGACGCCTGCCCTCACCCCGGTTGCACCGCCACGATCCGTGTCGTCCACAACCGGGCGACCAACGCGATCTACGCCTATCACGGCGAGGATCGGCTAGCCCAACTGACCATCGCGCGCACCGACGACGCCCCCACCGGCAACGTGATGGAGAACATCGACGAGATTGTCGCGACCGATCCGGGAGCCGCCCAGGCCATCCAGGTCGCCATGGCGATGCAGATGATCGAGCCGCTGATAAACCTGCACCTGCGGAGGACCGCATGACCACCACCCCCACCACCCTCTACACCGCCCTGCTGGCCGCTCAGCGCGACTTCGGCGCGGTCACGAAGAACAAGCAGAATCCGCACCTCAAGAACTTCTATGCCGATCTCGGCGCGGTGCTGGAAGCTGTCACCGAGCCGCTGGCGAATCACGGCCTGCTCATCGTGCAACGGTTCAACCACAACGAGCGCGGCCCGGTGCTGATCACCGAGATCGTCCACGCCGCGACGGGCGATAAGGTCGCGAGCGAGCTACCCATCGTCACCAAAGACCCGAGCGACCCGCAGAAGTTGGGCGGGGCGATAACTTACGCGCGCAGGTACAGCCTGCTTGCCATCTTGTCCTTGACCGCCGAGGACGACGACGGCAACGCGGCCAGCCAGCCCCGCCAGCAGCAACGCGCGCCCGCCGTGCCACCGCGCCCGCAGCCCGCCGCCGTGCCGGCCACCAGCGGCCAGCCGATTGACGTGGTGCTGGCCGACCTGCGCGACATGGACGAGGCGAACGAGCCGTACGCCGTCATCGTGCAGCAGGCGCGCGAGCAGGGCGCGCGGTTCGATGAGGTCACGCGCGAGCGCATCAACGAGGCCGTGCGGAAGATTCAGGAGCGGCGCAAAGCGGCCAAGCAGCCCGCCAGCTTCGCGGGATAGGAGGGGGGGACCAATGCCCTACGTCTGGCGTCCTACGCTGCCGCGCAAGCATCTCCCCGGCAGTCCACCCCCCAGTGGTTTCCAGGACTGGGAAGATTGGGCCTTCGTGCAGCACAAAGCAGGCTTGCGGCAACGTCAATGCAGCCAGTGCAAGTTGTGGAACTTCCCGCAAGAGTTGGCGACGGTGGACCCGGTGCTTTGCAGCGATTGCGCCGCCGCCGACTAGCCCAGCTTCGCGCAATAGGCGCGAACGTTCGCGCCTTTTTCCTTGACACAGCAAGGAAAACGTGCCATAATGGTAAGGCTTAGGGCGCTGGGGGAGCGTGACACCGCAAGGTGTAAATCCCCAAATCACAACCGCATAGTTCGGCCATCGCGTCCCCGATTTCCGGGCACGTCATGGTATGCTATTGAGGCTACGCCCCGAACCCCCCAGCGCCCTAAGCAAGCAGCTGGCACGGTTCGGGGCGTAGCCGTGTCCGAAAGGATGCGCTGATGACCATCACCTATGACCGCTCCTGGCGTCTCATGGACGACGCCGACCTCTGTCGCGCGCTCACCATGCACCGTCGCGCACTCCTGCTGGTGGATCAGGAGAACCCCGACCCCGAGATTTGCGAAGCGACCCGCCAATACCTCACCGTACTGATCGATGACGCCGAAGCGGAGGATGCCCGCCGCCAGCGGTGCGTCAATCTCGGCATCCCGCGCGACGCCGAGCGGTTCGCGCCGGACTTCCTGAGCGGCATCAAGGCCAACACGCGGCTTGACGATCTGCTGGTCCACGAGGCGGGCGCGAAGTTGGGCAAGGCCAGCACCAAAGGTATCCGGCGCGGCCCTTGCCCATTCTGCAAGACCGGGCCCGAGTCCACCAGCTTCGTCGTGAGCGTCGGCGACCCGGCGAACCAGTGGTTCTACTGCTTCGCCTGCCTCACCGGGGGCGACTGCTTCCACGCCATCATGCAGTCATGGGGGTTGGAGTTCCCCCAGGCTGTCGAGAAGCTGGCCCGCGACAGCAACACCCCCCTGCCCGAGAAACCGAAGCCGTCGCCGCCCGCCAGCGGCCCCAAGAAATCCAGCGGTCTGCTGGTGCTGCGTGCGCGGGAGAAATAACCGATGACATTCACCCTGCTCTCAGACGTGCAACCAGAGCGCGTCTCGTGGCTCTGGCCGGGGCGCATCCCGTTCGGGAAGATCACGATCCTTGACGGCGATCCCGGCCTGGGGAAATCCACGATCATGCTCGACTTGGCCGCACGTCTGTCGCAGGGGGAACCGCTCCCCGGCGGCGCGCGACACCAGCCGATGGGGACGATCCTTTTGATGGTAGAGGATGGGCTGTCCGACACCATCGCCCCCCGCCTGATCAACGCCGGGGCCGACATGACGCGCATCGGCGCGCTCGAATCGGTGTCCGACGAGGAAGGGAACCAATGCTTACCCGCCGTCCCCGACTCGCTCGGCGACATCGAGAACGTGGTCCCGGTCGTGGGCGCGGGGCTGCTCATCATCGACCCGATCATGAGCTACCTCGGGGCGAACACCAACAGCCACCGCGATCAGGATGTCCGCCGCGCCCTGACCCCGCTGGCCGCGTTCGCCGAGCGCACCGGCATCGCCGTGGTGGTGCTGCGCCACCTCAACAAGATGAGCGGCGGTGAGGTGAAGTATCGCGGGCAGGGCACCATCGGCTTCATCGGCATCGCCCGCTCGGGGCTGATCGTCGCGCCCGACCCCGACGACAACACCCGCAACCTCGTGGCGTCGAGCAAGTCGAACCTCGGCCCCGTCCCTCCCACACTGGCCTACCGGTTGGAGAACTGCGAGAACGGCATGGCGCGCGTCAGTTGGGAGGGCGTCAGTAGCCACACCGCGCAGACCATGACCTCCCAGCCCGCCACCGATGAGGAGAAAACGGCGGTTGGCGAGGCGGTCGATTTCCTGCGCGAACTGCTCGCCCCCGGTCGGGTACTGGCCAAGGACGCGCAGCGGCAAGCACGGGACGCGGGCATCGCCGAGCGCACCCTGCGGCGCGCGCGCGAACTGCTGGGCATCGTCCCCCAGAAGGCCCACACCCAGGATGGCGGGTGGGTCTGGGAACTCCCCCCGGCGAAGATGGCCACGGAAGGTGGCCAACAATCCAATGTGGCCACCTTGGCCACCTTGGACACCTT